ACCTTTAACGCTGTCAAGGACATGTTGTCGTTACCTACTAAGCTTTCCAAGAGGATTAACTACCTTCTTGAAAGGCAAGGTAAGCCGACAAGCTTCCGATCACGTAAGAGATTTACTGATCGGATCAGCAGCCCTCCAACTTTCTCGTATAGCAGTACGCCAAGAGGATTTATGGGCAGTACTATTGGAGTTACCTCCAGTAGAGACATTGAACTACGTTGTGTAGTCAATGCTGTCATAAATCTTCCGCGTATTGACGTTCCCACCCTTCGCCAAGATCTCTTGGAAAAGTTAAGGGGACAAGATGTCACCCCAACGGACCTGTACAATCTGGTCCCTTGGACGTGGTTGTATGATTGGTTCAGTGGCCTCGGGGAGTACATCTCACTTATGGATGCACTTAACCGCGACCCCTCACTAATCAACTTTGGTTTCCTTACCTATGTTTCTAAAGGTACGGCTACCACATCTTTTGCCGAGAAAGGAGTTAACCCGTATATATACAACACTTTTACACCCAATAGCTCCGTCACCGATGATCAGACGATCTGGTGGCGGCACTCTAGTGTGTGTAATTGGAAGTATAGCATCCGTAAGGATGTCGGGAAACTCTCTGGTGTAAAATCGGTGTCAAACTTACCAAGTTTGTCAGCGATTCAGCAAGCCATTGTAGGTGCGCTTCTCTTGAAGCGTTCCCCACTCTAACGTGCCTGACCAGATATGTTCGGGCATTTGACAAGGAGACGTCATGTTAGTCGATCCTATTACAGTTGCTGCCGCCGCACCCACCCCTGCGCTTAACTTCTACGTTATTCGCAGTGATGGTTACGGTACCGAAAGGCGTCATAATGGCACAGATTTGTATAATCTGGTCATTAATCACTCGCGTAACGCGAAGTCCGGTGATCGTCACTATATGCAGATTACATATACTGTCGATGCCGTATCGCCTTACACGGGATTGACGTCGAAGCAAACTGCTTCTGCATCAATCGCCATTCAGGTTCCTCCGTTTGGCTTTACCGAAGCTGCTATGGTGGCTTTGGTTAAAGCTTTGACGGATACACTGGCAGACGCTGATGTGACTTCCACGAAGCTGTTGCAGTTCCAGTCATAATCTTATGACATGGCTGCCCAACCTGGGGGTACGTTAAGTACTCCCTTCGAAAGGAGTACTATGTACACCCGAGTTGCTCTGAAAATAAAGGAATGGATTTCGTTGTCCATCCTTTTACTGACAGGGACACATCATGGAATCACAGGAAGGGATGAACCCCAGCTCGACCTTGATTTCAAGAAACGCGAGAATCCGGCAGAGGGAATTTCTCCTCTGGACGTCTCTCCCGAACTTCTTGAGTATCGTAATAGAGCTGAGACTTCAGTAATGCCTATAGATCAATTGAGAAATCAATCCCAATGATCTATTTGCTTCCTTCCCATAGGACGCTACGTGACTTGGAATGTCTTACCTCATGGAGGCGACATGAAAAGTCCAATAGCTCTCCTATCCAGTCTCTTGAAAGATTTCAAGAGGCTAGAGCCTGGCGTGAAAGGACTTGACCGTGATATCATCACGATTCAAGCAAGATTCGAACACGAGGGCTACGGGTTCTTATCCGCAGCCCTTTCGACATTATGCGATTCCCTTGACCAGGGTCTCGCATCATGTCAGTTCGCCTGCCCTACCGGGTTCTCTCGAACTCGAAAGGGAGCTCTCCCGAAAATGTTTTCGGGTTTGCTGTGCGAAGTGTTCGATGGTAAAACCGGGATCCTTAAGCAGGCTCCGAATGTTGGAGCAATTAAGTGCCTTCGAGAGGTACTTAAACTGTTTAAGAAGGTCCGTTTGTCAGACTGTCGGGTTGAAGAACTCGACAAATCTGCGAAGCGAACCTTTTGGGAAACAGATGAGATGCTTGCCAGGAGATCAACTCCTGATTCGCGTCTTTATCTGCTCTCACGTGCATCTAGCTATGTCCTCACTCGGCTCGAGTCTTTCGAGCCTAGTTTGGTTAAGCCAGGTCACGGTCCCGGTGCCGTCTTTGAACGATGCAGCCCCAACCAGAAGTGGTCTGAGGCTGCAAGGGGACTTCTCAACGAAGAAATCCCCTTTTCCGACGAGTACGGATTTGATTGTTTTCTGGCTTCGACTAGAAGCTTCGAAAAATTCGGAAACACCGAATATTCACGCGACAGTAATCTTCGATCGCTGTCTAGTGAATCAGTCAAACCCGGACTTTTGGAATCGTCTGAAGACGAGTCTTCTGGCCGTATTGCAAGATTGATCTCTGTGCCTAAGAATTCAACTTCTAGGCGCACGATCACTGTTGAACCCTTACTGAATATGTTTGTTCAGCAGGGTTTGAATGTGGTTCTTCGTGATGAGATTACGAAGTGCCCCATACTCAA